CGCCCTCGACCGGCTGGTGGGTGCCGGACGCCCGGATGCAGGAGATTCTTCACGCCCTGGAGCGTAAGCCATGAAAATACTCACCGCCGCCGAACTTGAACTGACCTGCGCCGTGGCCGGCTACGCGCCCATGGACGTGAACAAGTTCAGCGTCGTGGACCGGCGTTACGCCCTGCCAACGAGCGACTTCCTGGCCGGCGCGTTTAGTGCGGCTCTGTGGAGCTTTCAATCGTTCTTTGACGTGCTGCGATGGAGCGAGGAAGCCAATGACTGCGACGACTTTGCGCGGCTCGCCGCTGCCTTCGGGCAAATCTTGCATTACCTGACGCCCAACCGCCCGCCGGCCACGGCGCTGGCCATTGGCGAACTGTGGTATGTCCAAGACGCTGGTGGCGGCCACGCCATCAACATCGCCGTCTGTGGGCCTGATGCCTCCGACGTGGTTTGCTACGAACCGCAGACCCGGCAGGTGGTTAAGCTGTCCGACCAAGAGAAATCCCAAATCCACGCCATTCGCTTTTGATATGAAGAACTTGATTCTCGCTGCTCTGTTCGTGCTGGCCGTTGGCTGTGCCACGGTAGAGCGCAAGGGCACTATTCAAACCCCGCCGGTGGAATATGTCCGCTAACCAACCGACACCATGAGCACCATCACCGCACAGTCCGCTATTCAGAAGGTTACTGAAACGCTGTATGCGCCGTTCCGTTATAGCGGGGTCGGCATTCCAGAGGGCGTCCAGGTCAGCGAACCGGGATGGATTTACCGGGATACCAACACTGGCCTGCTGTGGTTCAAAAAGACCGGCACGGCGGCGACGGGTTGGAAGGCGTTGAGTGGAACGCTGTTTCTCGACACAACCCAGACGGGCAACATCGGCACTGGTGAAGACACCCTGCAAAGCTCAAGCCTCCCGGCCGGGATACTGAAAGACAACGGCGATTCCATCCGCTTGTTGGTTGTCGGCACGTTCGCCAACAACGGCAACGCGCGAACATTAAAACTCAAGTTTGGCTCGGCAACCATCCTTCAGCGAAGCAGCACAAACGGCAGCGGGGCTGCTATTCCGTGGCAGATTGAAGCCACGATCATTCGCACCGGAGCAGCGACCCAAAAGCTGGTTGTCCGTTATATCTGCTGGGGAGATTTGGCGGGCAACGAAAGCCTGACCTACACCACGGCCACGCAGGATTTGACGGCCGCCGTCACCCTTGCTGTGACCGGCGACGCGACCGCCACCGATGACATTGTGAAGCAGATGTTCCAAGTGGAACTCATGCCTTCCCCAAGCTAACCCATGATCCGCGACCCCGGCAGAGTGACCGACGGGTTCGCGTCCCTCGAACGGGGCGTGGACTCAGGGCGCAACCCTTCCCTGCTGCCGCGCAACCAGGCGGCATGGGCGGAAAACTCCGCGTTCCGCGGCGGATTCTGGACCCCACGCCCCGGCTGGCGACGGCTGGCGCTGATTTCTGCCAGCAACAGCACGGATTACACCGTGGCATTCTCAGAGGGGAAGTTTCAGGGCGCCGGGTTCTTTGATGACACGGCCAGCCGCAAGGGGCTGCTGATTGCGCAGACCGGCGGCAATCTTTACCGCATCGAGATCACCAACGCCGGGGCCGTCGTCATGGACATCACGCCCTCAAGTGGTGCGAACTCCTCCATCATCCCGCAGGTGTGGATGCAGCAGGCGGAGAATTACCTGGTGGTGCAGGATGGTCAGTCGCGTCCGATCATCTTTGACGGGTCCAGCACCCGGCGAGCGGAAGACGACGAGGTGCCGGTGGGCAGCGGGCCAATGGCGTATGGGATGCTGCGCTTGTGGGTGGCCATGGGTCGGAACTACGTGGCGGGCGACGTGGCGGGCGGGCCCACTGGCGTGCTCAAGTTCACGGAAAACGACTACATCGCGGAAGGCGGCGAATTTTCACTGCCCATGTCGGCCGGCAACATCACCGCCATGCAGTTCACCGCTACGCCCAACACGGCGCTGGGACAGGGCGAGCTGCTGATCTTCACGCCGGATGCCGTGTTCAGCAACACCGCGCCCGTGGATCGGGATGCGTGGAAGAACCTCGTCCAACCGATTCAAACCATCACCCTCATCAACAACGGGGCGCAGTCGCAAAACTCGACGGCGCTGGTGAATGGCGACGTGTTCATGCGCTCGCGCGACGGGATCCGCAGCGTCATTCAGGCCGTGCGCTATTTCCAGCAGTGGGGCAACACCCCCATAAGCAACGAGTTGAACCGCGTGCTACCGAAGGATGACCCGACGCTGCTCAAATATGTGTCCGCCGTGGAGTTCGACAACCGGCTGCTGATGACGTGCCAGCCGGTGCCGTTGACCAACGGTTGCTACTTCACCGGGGTCGCATCACTGGACTTCGAGCCGATCACCAGCATGGGCGACAAGCTGCCGCCGGCTTACGACGGCGTTTGGACCGGGCGACAAGTGTATCAGTTGGTGAAAGGCCGGTTCGCTGGCGTGGAGCGGTGCTTTGCCTTTTGCCGGAGCGAGACGGATGGGTTTGTGTCGTCGGTGCTCATGGTGAACGGGGGAAGCGGATATGTGTCGGCACCGATGGCAATCGTCACCGGCGGCGGCGGAAGCGGCGCCACATTGCAGGTGGTCATGAAGATCAATGCCATCACCAGCATCGCTGCTGCTGGCGTCGGTTACGCGATAAACGACACGCTGGTATTCTCCGGGGTTGGCGGTGGGCCATACGTCCAAGTCACCGGGGTTTCGGCAACTGGCGGCGTCACGTCGGTTTCTTTAATCAGCGGCGGCGCAGACGCATCAGTTGCATCAAACCCTTTAGCCACCACACTTGGCACCGCGATTCACACGGTTCGTTCGGCTTTTATTTCTGGCGGCGGCGGGGGCGGGTATGCTCCTGGCGACACCTTGACGGTGGTGGGCGGCACCGGCACGGCCGCCACATTTGTTGTTGCAACCGTGGGCGGCGGCGGGGCTGTGACTGGGGTTACCCTCACCAGTCCCGGCGACTATTCCGCGCTTCCCACCAATCCCGTAGCCACCGCCACATCCGGGGCCGGAACGGGATGCCAGCTTCAACTCGTCTTTGGCGGGAGCGGTTGCACCATCAATGTTTCATGGGCGGTCAAAGAAGTGAATGTGTTGACGCCGGGCAGTGGCTACACAAGCCCGCTACTCGTTGAGTTCAACACTGGTGCCGCCTCCGCCGTGGCCGTGGTGGACTACCGCATGGAGCTGTGGGAGATCACGCGCGACGCGAAGTTTGATTACGGTAACTCTGGCAATGTGCGAGCCGTCACCATAACTTCTGCTGGAACAGGCTTTACGTCCATTCCGATAGTTTCTTTTTCTGGAGCTTTGCTTTTTGGTGGCACCCAAGCCACAGCCACAGCGAAGCTCAAGGCCATATCAGGATCAGTTGCGTCTGGGGGGACGGGCTATACGATTGGCGACCTACTCACTGTTTCAGGAGGAACCGGCACACCGGCCACATTTCAAGTGGCAACACTTGGCGGAGGCGGGAGCATTGCCACAGTAACGCTGGTTTCTGGAGGTAGCTACTCAGCACTGCCAGGCACCCCATTTGCCGTAACTGGAGGAACCGGAAACAGCGGAACTCTCAACCTGACGTTTGGAGTTGAATCTGTAACAATGCTGACCAGCGGAAGCGGATACATGTCGTATGCTTCCCTAGCAATATCTGGAGGTGGAGGCAGCGGAGCATTGGGGTTTGCTTTAATGGGCGGAACACCCTCCGTGGAGGAACGCATCGAGTGGTTCATGGAGACGCCGAGCTACGGTTTCAACGACGGCAGCAATGCGGCGCAGTTGAAGCGGTTGGAAGGGGCGGACCTGTGGGTGGATCGCGTGAGCGGCACGGTGGATTTCACGATGCGTTACCGGCCCGACCAGTATCCATGCTGGAATCCGTGGCATGTCTGGCAGGCGTGCGCGGAGAAGTGCGTGGAGATCAACGCCACGGGTTGCACGGTGACAGCCTTTGAGGAACAGTATCGGCCACGCATGATTCTGCCGCAGCCGCCGGAATTGAGTGAATCTGTGGTAGCCAAAAGCATGAGAACCGGATACGAATTCAGCGCACGCCTGAACGTGGTTGGTTTTTGCCGGATCAAGCTGCTGCGGTTGCACGCCAAGCAGTTGTTGGAGACAGTGGCTCAACCGGTGGTGGCGGCAAGTGAAGCGACGTGTGGCGAACTTTCCTGCGAGTGCGATTGACGTATGGCCTGCAACGATTACAGCAACGGATCGGCCCCACAAGTGGTGTTCAGCATGGGCACCCTGCCGCCGGGATTCTGCCCGGACGGATACCAGGCGTTATTCGATGCGATTGCGACCTATCTGGCCGGCACGCTGCCCGCCAACTTCAGCACCTTCCTGATCCGCGACTCGACTCCAGCGGTGACAGATCGGGACAAGCTCTGGCTGTCCGTTGACCCGGCCAACTGCCGGCCGTTGGGCTTCTACCTGTATTCCACCACTCACGCGGCGTGGGTGCCCGTGGCGCAACAGGTGTGGAACGGTGACGCAGCCGGAACCGCCAACGCGCTGACCTGCACCTTTTCACCGACCCTGAAGTATCTCACCGCGGGGCATATGTTCATCGTCAAGGCATCGGCCACAGCCAACACGGCGGCGGCCACACTTAATCCCAGCAGTTTGGGGGCAAAAGCCATCAAGAAGCAGGGCGGCCAAGCCTTGGAGGGTGGGGAAATTCTGCCGAATGCGCTGCTGCTGCTGACCTGGCGCTCCGACTACTTCGAGCTGCTGAACCCGGCTCCATCTTCCGCCAGCCTCATGCCAGTCAACCGGCTCATCAATGGCAGCTTCGAGACAGACAGCGATGCGGACGGACAACCGGACGGCTGGGAGTTTGACGCGAATGGTGGCACCCCAGGCGGCGCGACCGGAGCCATCAGCACGTCCACCGTGGGTCATGGGGCAAAGTCCTACGCGATCAACGGAGCCGCGAACACCAGTGGATCGCTGGCCATGCTGGACATGCAGCCTTGCAAGGGCAACAACTCACCCACAGACACGGACGGGGAGTTGATGCTCCTATCTTTCTGGCAACGAACCAGCGACACGCTCAACGACGACACGATACAGGTGTCTTGGTATGACGCTTCAACTCCGCCAGCGTTGATTTCCAGCTCGACCATCTGGGCATGGGACACCACCGCCGCAGCGAACACATGGAAGCGGTTCTATGCGCCCATGGTGCCGGCCACTGGGGCGCGGTTCTTCAAGCTGACCATCATCGGCAACACGACTGGCGGCGGGATCGGCATCAGCTATTACGATGGTCTGGCGGTGGAGACGGTCACGTTCAAGCGAAAAGTATCCACCACCACTGCGGGAACTTACCCGTGGGTTTGCCCTGCTGGAGTGTTCTCGGTTCGGGCTACCTGTGTTGGGGCCGGTGGCGGTGGGGCTGGTGGAGCAGTGGGTTTAGGGGGAGGTGGTGGCGGCGGCGGCGGGGTTGCTGTGAGCATCGTCAACACGACTCCGTTGACCACTTATTCCGTGGTAGTCGGAGCCGCTGGAGCGGCCGGTCTGGCCGGTGGCGCTGGCGGGGCGGGGGGAAACTCCAGCTTCAACGGGGTGGTTGGAAACGGTGGGGTGGGTGGGATTGGTCCGGGCGTGCTGGGGACTGGCGGCGGCGGCACTGGACAATTCGTTACCAACGGAGGGGATGGAACAGGGCCAGTGGGGGCAACCGGAGGCAACGGAGGGTCATCTGCGAGCTTTGGCGGATCGGGGACGGCCGCCACAGCGGGTTGTTCACCTGGCGGCGGCGGGGCTGGCGGAACAGGAGCGGTCGTTGGTCTGGCAGGAGGAACCGGATCGGTGACTATCGAATACTGACATGGCCTGCAACACCTTTACATCTGGTAACAACGCTCAAATCAACCTCTCTCTTGGGGAGGTGGGGATTGATCCGTGCCCGTCTTCCATTCAAGGACTCGCGCAGGCCATCGTCAACGCGCTAACCGCGACGTTGCCGGGCAACTTTGGCACGTTCAACATCGGCTCAGACACCCCCACACCAGCCAACCGGGACAAGCTCTGGTATCGCGTGGATGCCTCCTGCAATCCGTTGGGCTGGTATCTTTGGACCGGAGCCGCATGGACGCGGGCCATAGCCCTTGGCAGTTCTCCCGGCGCGGTTGAGCACTTCTGGAGCACGGACTTCGCCAGCCTGACTGTGGCCGAAGCGCGGGCCTACATCAGTTACCGCGACACGGGCGATGCTTACCCTGGCTCACCCTCCACCACATTGCACGCCAACCCGTTTTGGCTGCTGTGCGACGGAACGACGGTGGGCGGACTTGCCACCCCCAACCTGCTCGGGCGTGTCATCGTTGGTGCCGGCAACGGTTCTGGGCTGACTGCCCGCGCCCAAGGCGACACTGGCGGCGAGGAAACGCATCTGCTGTCGGTGGCTGAACTCCCGGCGCACACCCATAGCGGCACAGACGGGGCAGCCAATCAGGCGCTTACCGCTGCCGGAAGTTTTGCCGGGTATGGCTTCCCCTCCCTGCCCTCTGCCGCAACTGGCAGCACAGGCGGCGGACTGGCGCACCAGAACATGCCGCCGTTCAACTGCATTTACCCGGTCATCCGCACCGCGAGGACCATCTGATGAAACTCACGCTCGGCCAAATCAAGTCGCCCTGCTGCAAGATGCTGCCGGGCATGGTGACGACCGACACGCGGCTCGTGGACTACATCAACGAGGCGTGCGAGCGGCTGCTTTACAAGGGCAAATGGCCGTCCTGCTACGGCAGCTTCTCCATTGCCGTCACCGACGGGCTGGTGACGTGGCCGCGCCAGATCGAAACCATCGAGCGGTTCGCCCACAACAACACGCCGGGCGTGGTGCAGAACGACTGGTATGAGTGGATTGACACCGGCTGGGGACTGCGCGACTCCGCCAGCGGTTACGACGGGCTGACGCTCATTGACCGCGGGACGAACTGTGTGTTCGCCAACGTGAGCATTGAACCGGGCGCATTTCTGAGGGTGAAGTCCTCACTCGCGGCGGATGTGTCCCCGGACAAGATTCTGATTCAAGGCTACGACCATCTGGGCAACTGGGTCCGCACCTTGAGCGGTGGGGTGTATGTGGATGGCGAGTGGGTGACGCTCAACGGCGTGAACTACGTTCAGACCGTGAACCAGTTCTCGCGCGTGACTGGCATCCAGAAGACCACCACGGACGGCTTCGTGAGCCTGTGGGAAGTGGACCCCAGCACGGGCTTCCTGAATCGGCTGGGCTACTATGAGCCGACGGAGACGGTCCCCAGCTACCGCGTCTCGCTGGTGCCTGGCATCACGCCGGACACTGACCCGGCCTACATCAACGTCATGGCCAAGCTGCGCTTCATCAAGGCCAGCGTGGACACCGATTGCGTGCTGCCCCCGAACCTGGCGGCGATCAAGCTGATGATCGCGGCCATCTACAAGGAGGAAAACAACCTGATTGCCGAGGCGAACACGTATGAAGCCAATGCCCTGCGCGTGCTGAACGAGCAGTTGGACCATTACCTTGGCGACGGCGCGGCACTGGTGGTGCAGAACACCAACATGGCTCCCCCGGTGGAAACAGTGATTTGAGAAAGGAAACACCATGCCATTTTTCGCACCATTGATTGGCGGAGCCGCCAGCGCACTTCTTGGGGGACTGCTTGGGGGCGGTAAGAAACCACAGATCCCAGCCTTCAAATCCATTGACGTGGATGCCGAGCAGAAGGCGGCCATCGCTGGCAACACCAAGAACTTTTCCGAGTCCGCCGAGCTGACCACGCGCACCAACGCCTACAATCAGGACGAACTGCGGCGGATGCTGCGCGTGGCGATCCCCAATTATGACGCCATCGTGGGCAAGCAAGGCGAGCTGGTGCAAAGCTTCCTGTCGGGCGAGCTGCCCAAGGATGTCGTCGGGCAGATCCAGCGCAACTCGGCGGAGCGGGCCGGGGCGTCCGGCTACGGTGGCAGCGGCATGGGGCGCAACCTCGAAGCCCGTGACCTTGGCCTGACCAGCCTGCAACTGACCCAGCAGGGATTGAATGCGGCGGAACGGTGGCTGGCCGGCACCAAGGCATTGGCCGTGCCGGGCCAGTTCGACGTGTCGGCCATGTTCCTGAGTCCAGCGCAACGGGTGAGCGCGACCGTGGCGAACAACACCGGCCAGTTCAACCGCGACCTGATGGCGGCCAACGTGGCAGCGGCCCCGGACCCGACCCGCAACGCCATTGGCAGCCTGTTCAGCCAAGTGGGGGGCAGCCTGTTCGGAGCGGGCTTGACGGGGATGTTTGGCGGAACGACGACTCCGGCGCTGGCTCCAGTAGGCACCTCCTCCACTGGCAACAGCATCTTCGGGCCGCTCATGCCCATTCTGCCGAACGATAACCGAGCCTGACCTATGCCCATCACCGACCTTCCTCCCTGGCTCACTGGCGAACAGGACCGTGGCTTTCTCCAAGGCGCGCAGCTTGGCATCACCGCCGCGCGCACCGGCACGGACATTGCCGCCACACGCCAGCAAATGAGCCAGAGCGGGGAGTTGCAGCCGTTTCGCGTGGCGGCGGCGGACATCGCCAACCGGATCAACCGCCAGCAGCTTGACCTTGGCGCGGCCCTGTTCCCGTTGAAGGTCCAGCAGGCAGAGTTGGCGAACCAGATGGCGGGCCTGCAAATCACCGCGCAAGGCTTTGGCAACCGGCTCAAGAGCGTGGAGGTGGACCAGACCATGAGTGACCTGCCGAAGTGGCTGGCGTTTAGCGAAGACCCCACACCAGAAAGAGCCGCTGCGTTTTCGTCCCCGCTTTTTCAGGGCAACGCGGCCCGCGTGCTGGAGTTTCGCGCCAAGACCGACGCCGAACTGGCGAAGGCCAACATGAACAAGTCTTTCTTTGGCAGCCTCAACAAGCTGTCCGAGACGGAACCCGCGCTGGCAGCGGAAGTGGAAAGCGCGCTCGACAATGGCCGGCTCACGCCCGAGGCATGGCGACGGCTGGGAGCGGCCACGGAACAGGCACAGCGCAACGCCGACGCGCGCAAGATCACCAACGCGCAGGAGTTGAGCGACATCATGGAGGGTCGGCAGATGAAGATTGAGCAGACCCGCGCCGATGCCCGCCAGCGGTTGCTCGACCAGCGGGCTGGCGACGTGGTGAACCAGTCCAAGGACGTGAACCGGCGCAAGGTGTTCGAGGCGGCGCTCAAGGTGGCGCGCGACCGGGGCGACTTCGAGGAACAGGACCGGCTGATTGCGGAGTTCCGCTCTGAATTGGGCGGTGGTGAGCCAGCGGCAGCCCCGGCGGCGATTGACCGTTTGTTGTCCGAAACCGAGCAGGAATACCAGCAGGCGTTTGTGGCCGGCGACGATAAGAAGGCCAAGGCAGCCAAAGAAAAGCTCGTGCGCGCCAAGGTGCTGCAACTGCGGTCGCAAGGGAAAGTGTTCAACCCGGACGATCAGGCGTCATGGAAGAATCTCAAGGAGGGCGAACTGGTCGTGTTCCCGCCCAATCTCAACTCCACGCGCGCCGAGGAGCGGGTTGAGCATGTCCGCGTGTTTAACGAGAAGACGCTCAAGGAAGTGATGGGGCAAAAGGCCGGAGAACTGGAGAAGGCCATCAAGTTGGACGAAAAGCGAAAGGCCGAAAAGGCTGAGAGTGAACGCAAAACGTCAGCAGCAGGAGCCATGTGGATGCGTTCTGGTCGCACGGGATCTTTCTAGCCATGCCAAACGACACACTTCTGGCGGATGTGGCTCCAGGTGAATTCGGAGCCGCGTTTGACGCATCACCGCTTTGGGAGCCGGGGCCAAGCCTGCCCGTGAAGCGAGGCGTGCTGGGCACCATCGGCACGTCACTGGCGCGCGGCACCGACCAGTTGCAGGCCACGGGCTTTGGTCTGGGAGCGGTCATCGCCGACACGCTGGGTGCGGACGAGTTCGCCAAGTCCTTCCTGCGGGGCTACACCCGCAACATGGCGGAGGCCGGCCAGAATCCGGCCGAGGTGGGCACGTTCCGCAACATCGAGGACGCGGGCACGCTGGGCACCTACATCACCGAGGCGGTGTTCGAGAACCTGCCCAACATGGCGGCCAGTTTTGGGGCTGGCGGCGTCGGGGCGATGGCGGCCAAGGGCGGGGTGTCCAGGGCCGTGGCGGAGCGCATGGCGGGTGAAGCGGTGGCGAAGCGGTTCCTCGCCAGCAAGGCGGGACAGGCGGCGGCCGCCAATGCGCGCGTCACTGGCGCGACCATTGGATCATTCGCGGCCAACGTCGGGCAGGAAACGGGCAGCATCGCTGGCGACATTTACGAGCGCACCGGGGAGATCAAGCCGGGGCAAGCCATCTTGGGCGGACTAGCAGCCGGCGCGGTCGAGTCCCTTGGCGACACCAAGCTCATCAAGCAGGTGTTCGGCGAGGCGGTGGAAGGCCAGTTGAAGAAGGGACTGGCGCGGCGCATTGGCGAGGCCGGCGCAGTCCAGTTCTTGAAGGAGGGCGGGACCGAGGCCATTCAGACCGTCATCGAGGAGGCGGCGGCTTACCATGCGGAGAACCAGCCGGACAAGCCGTTCTGGACCCCGCAGATGGTGGACAGCATCGTGGATGCGGCGCTGAAAGGCGGACTTGCTGGAGCGGCCTTTGGTGGCGGCGCACAGGTGGTGGAAGAAGTCCGGCGCAAGGAGCAGGCCGGCGAACTGCGCGCGGCGGCGGAACGGAACCGCCAGCTTGGCAACACCCGGACAGCGGCGGTGCTGGATCAGCAGGCCGACGAGGTGGAATTCCAGCCGGCCAGCCTGGAGCAGTTGAAAGGCGGCGCCACGACCACGACGCCCGAGGGCAAGACCGTGGTGGTGAACCGCGAGACGGGCACGACGGAGTTCCCGCCAGTGGAGCAGCCCCAACCAGTTTCCCCCACCGCCTCTGCGCCGACCCCGGCCGCAAGCGCACCACCAGCCGGAGCACCGGCTCCCGTGGCAGACGTGCCACGGACGGGGGAGCCTCTTTCGCCACCGCCGGCAGCCACCACGCCCGAACCAACCGAGGCCGCTCCCGCCCCGGTGGCTGCAACCCCACCCACGCCCACCACTCAACCGGCGGTGGCACCTCTTGAACCTGCGGCTCCCGCGGTGCAGACGGAGATCGTCGAGGACGAGGTGGACCCGAATGCCACGCTGCCGGACTTGGATGAGGTGGAGCCGGCGGCAACACCAGCGGAGCCAAAGAATCCGTGGCAGATGACGAGGGATGATTTCGTAAAAGCACACGGCCGCACGCCTAAAGGCATGGACCCTTCCGACCCTCGCGCAATCAAGAGTATTGGCGCGCGAATTGTGCGGCTAGCCAACGGCGACGTGTGGAACACCGACGAACACGGGCAGGAGGTTTATGCGGCGCTGTTGAGGGGAGCGCCTGTCCCTGCCGAAGTGCTGGCTGATTACCCGGAATTGACACGCCCCACTTCCCCGCCGTCGTCGGCTCCCACCGACTTGGGCGCAGGTGCCGCATCGCCCCGGCCAGTGGCCGGTCCTGAAACAAATGCACCGGCGGCGGGAATGTCCCCTGCTCAACAGCCGATTCCAACCGATGCACAACTTGAGCAGTTGACCGCGATCAAGACCGCTCGTGACTCATGGAAACGGCCAGTTGGCGGCCCAATCTATGCGCCGCTGTCAGCAAGCGGTGTCAGCAAGTCAGACTTCAGCAACCTGAAGAAAAAAGGATGGGTGGAAGACAGGGGTTTTGGCCCAACTGTGACGGTTTCTGGATTGATGCACATTGACCCGGAATTCAGAAAGTCACTTGAGTCCATTGGAAGACCAACTAGGCCGGAAGATGCAATACCCGCTCCCACTCCCACCCCCTCCACCGCCAAGCTCGACGCCATCAAGGCCAAGCGGGAAGCCATCGCGGCCAAGATGCGGGCCAAGGCGCGCAACCTCTCCGCTGGACTCGACCCGGAATACCTGACCCTCACCGCCGAGCTGGCCACGACCTACATCGAGGAGGGCGTGGTCCGGTTCGCGGACTTCGCGCGCAAGGTGCGGGCGGACCTGCCCGACCTGTGGGACAAGACCAAGGGCTATCTCCGGGGCGCGTGGAATGCCGTGGCGGATCAGGACAATCGCATTGCCGAGGTGTCCAAGGAGCAATCCCTTGGCGACATCACGGCAGCGGAGACGGTTGACACCGCTCAGTCAGTGGCGGCTTCGACCGCTGGCAATCCTGACGAGCAGGCCATCCAGCAAATCGAGGCGGCGCTGAAAGCTGGGCCGGTCACGCGCGGACAGGTGAACGGCATCATCGCCCGCACGCATGGCGGCACGCTGGCGAGCGGGGCGGTGGACGCCAAGCAGTTGACCGATCTTGTGGAAGCGGCCATCAACCGCATCATCTTGGCGGACCAAGAACGCTATGGCATTCGCCCCGGCGCGGCGTCCGCTCAAGACGTGGTGGCGCGGCTCAAGCTGCTGGTCGCCAACGCGCCGACGCAGACCACGCGCACGGAGGAGCAGAACAAAATGCAGCAGTTCTCCACGCCGCCGTTCCTTGGCTACGTGGCTAACTGGGTGGCGAACATCACCAGTGCCGACGTGGTTTTGGAGCCGTCCGCTGGCATTGGCGGGCTGGCCGTGTTCGCCAAGTCGCAGGGCGCGACGGTCATCGGCAATGAGTTGAGCGAACGCCGGTCGGAACTGCTCAAGCTGACGGGCAGCACGGACCATGTTCGCACGGTGAACGCGGAACAACTTCACGCCCGAATGGCCCCGGAGGTTGCCAGTGGCGCGCTCCCGCAGCCGACGGTGGTGGTGATGAACCCGCCGTTCTCGAACGCGGCCAACACCAGCCAGAGCAACACGCTGGTCGGGGCCAAGCACGTCGAGCAGGCGCTTGAACTGCTCCCGCCCGGCGGACGTCTCGTGGCGATTGTCGGCGAGGGCATGGCCGACGACCGGCCCCGGTTCAAGAACTGGTGGGCGCAGACCAAGCGAAAATACAACGTGCGCGCGAACATTGGCGTTTCCGGGGATGAATACCGGAAGTATGGCACCACGTTCGGCAACAACCTCCTCGTCATTGACAAGACCGGCCCCACGCCGGAAGGTGAAACTACAACAGGCAGTGTGGCGAAGGTCGAAGACCTGATTCCGCTGCTGGAAGGAATCAAAAATGACCGTCCAAGAATTGAACCGACAACCGCTCAACCGGGCGGCGGCGCTGCGACTGGAGCAGGAGCGGGAGACGCCCGACCCGGAGTGGCTGCACCTGTTGCAACTGGCAGCCCTGGGACTCGGGGAGGCAGGCGAGGAAAGCCAGCAAGTAACCCATCTGTCGGGATTCAACCGGGCAGCCAAGGCGGCAATGCGACTGCTGGAGTCGGAAACGGAACTGACGCCGGAGGAAGTAATCAGCCTGCCGCTGCCACAGTTGAGCGACTTGATACTCCACGCGCTGACACCGGCCCCGCCGAGGGACTGAAGGTTGAAACCCGCGACGACGGAAAGGAAGTCACGCTGGTCGGCACGGATGGTGTCTTTGCCGTCTATCAGCCGGCCAAGCTGAAAATCGAGGGGGCGAAACCACACCCGACGGAACTGGTCGAGAGCGCCAGCATGGCGAGCACTCCGCCCGTGGACCCGAACTACCGGCCCAGCATTCCACAGAGCGTCATCACCAATGGCGACTTGTCCGAGGCGCAGATTGAACAGGTGGTGTATGCGGGGCAGGCGCACGAGCAGATACTTCCCAGCGGTGAGCGGCAAGGCTACTTCGTTGGTGACGGCACTGGCGTCGGAAAGGGGCGCATCATCTCTGGCGTGTTCCTCGACAACTGGAATCAGGGGCGCAAGAAGGGCGTCTGGATTTCCAAGACCAAGAACCTCATCAACGACGCCAAGCGGGACTTGGGCGCGCTCGGGCTGAATCCCGACGTAGTGCTCGACATGGCGAAGAAGCCGGTGACGTTCCCGCAGTCGCAGGACGGCATCGCGTTCCTGACCTACACAGGGTTGTCGAAGAACAATCCCGGTTTAACGGCAGACAACATATTGTTGCCTTCTGACAAGGCAAACCGGATGAGGGGTTTGCTGGACTGGCTCGGCGCGGACTTCGACGGTGTGATTGCCTTGGACGAGGTGCATCTGGCGGGTTCAGCCGTGTCGGTCAAGGGCACGTTCGGAAGCAAGGATGCCAGCCAGCGGGCACTGGCAGTGGTGGACTTGCAGCGGCTCTTTCCCAAGGCGCGCATCCTCTACGTGTCCGCCACGGGTGCGACCGACATCACGAACCTTGGCTACGGCGACCGCCTTGGCATTTGGGGCGCGGGCAAGCCGTTCGCCACCAAGCAGGACTTCTTCACCAAGATTACGGCGGGCGGAATCTCTGCGATGGAGATTGTGGCGCGCGACCTGAAGGCGCTGGGTTCCTACCTGGCGCGCACCTTGAGCTTCCGAGGTGTTGAGCAGGAGCAGGTGGTTCACGCTCTGACGCCAGAGCAGCGGACGATGTATGACGAGATCGCTGCTGCGTGGCAGATGGTGTTCGCCAACGTGGACACGGCGATGGGCGATTCCGGCGCGAACAACAACAGCCAGGCGCGGTCGCGGGCAATGGGCGCGTTTTGGGGCGCAGAGCAGCGGTTCTTCAACCAGTTGCTCACGGCGCTGCAAATGCCGTCGGTGCTGGCCGAAGTGCGCAAGGACTTGGAAGCGGGACGGTCGGCGGTCCTCCAGGTGGTGAACACCAACGAGGCGACGCTGAACCGCGAGCTGGCGGAGCAAGACGAAGACAAGCCCACCTACGAAGACCTCGACCTGACGCCGAAGGACATTCTGCTGTCCTACGTGGACAAGAGCTTCCCAACCACGCTTTACGAGCCGAAGGAGGACGCGGATGGCAACGTGCGCTACGCGCCAGTGCTGGACGACAAGGGCAACCCAGTGCAAGACCCAAAGGCGGTTGCGCTCAAGAACGAGACGTTGGCGAAGCTCTCGCTTCTCAAGGTGCCCACCAACCCGATGGAGCAACTGCTGGACACGTTCGGCGCAGATGCCGTGGCGGAAGTGACTGGCCGCAGCAGGCGCGTGGTGTGGGGCAAGGACGAGAACGGGCGCAAGATTCGTGTGAAGGAGGAGCGCAACGAGTCCCGGCGCAAGGTGGAGACGGACGAGTTCAACGCGGGCAAGCGGCGGATACTGGTCTTCTCGGACGCTGGCGGCACCGGGTTCAGCTACCACGCGGGCGTTAAGTTCAAGAATCAGGAACGCCGGGCACACTACGTCATTCAGGCTGGTTGGCGCGCGGACACCGCGTTGCAGGGCATGGGGCGCACGCACCGCAGCGACCAGGTTCACCCGCCCATTTACAAGCTGGTGTCTACCGACCTGAAGGGGCACCAGCGGTTCATCTCCACGATTGCGCGCCGGCTCAACCAGCTTGGCGCACTGGTCAGCGGCGAGCGCAAGTCGGCGGGTTCGGGAATGTTCAGCGAGGAACAGAACCTTGAAAACGACTACGCCCAGAGCGCGCTCGACGGGATGTTCATCGAGGCGTGGCGAGGCAAGCTGCCGGGGGTGAAGTTCGACGAGCTGGCGAGAAACCTTGGTTTCATCCGCACGCGCATTGATCCTCAGACCGGCGAGAAAGTCACGGACATCACCCTGATTGACCCCAAGACCGGCGGCTTGAACTTCGACAAGCTGCCTGACGTGCCGCAGTTCTTGAACCGCATTCTGGCATTGCCAGTGGATCAGCAGAACCACGTCTTCAACCTGTTCATGGAGCGGTTGCAGTCCAAGGTGGAAGTCGCCAAGCAGCAGGGCACCTACGACCCCGGCACGCAGGAGCGTCATGCGCTCGCCATCCGCGTGACCAATGACGAAACCGCTTACACTCATCCGTCCGGGGCCACGACCCGGCTCGTGGACGTGGACGTGGACGAGGCGGTGAAACGGGCGTCGTGGCAGGACGTGTCCAAGATGACCGTTCAGCAGTTCGTCAGGAACAAAAAGAGCGGTCACATCTACGGACTAATCGAGGGTCCGAACATCACGGACGACAAGGGGATTGTTTCGGCCACCTGGCGGCGCATTGGCGTGCGCGGGCACACTCTGGCGAAGCAGTCAGAAGTGAAAATTGGTCCCAACGAGTGGAACAACTACGAGGCGGTGAGCAAAGACGCGGCTGAACCGCTCTGGAATCAGGACTTTGCCAAGACGCCCGACCGCAGCACGACACAAGAAACCTACATCGTGGGCGCGTTCCTGCCCATCTGGGACCGCATCGGACTAAGCCGGCCGCGCATCTACCGGCTGAACACGGACAAGGGTAACTTTCTTGGCGCACAGGTGCCGGCGGAAATGGTGCCAGAGGTTCGCCGCCGGCTTGGTGCCAGCCAGAGTGCGCTGACGCCAACCGATTTGTTTCGTGGCCTGAACAATGGGGAGCGGTTCGAGTTTGCGAACGGCTGGACGCTCAAGCGTTCCAAGGTGCTGAACGAGTGGCGCATCGAGGCCATTGGGGTTGAGTATGCCCAGCGGCGCGAGTGGAACAACTTCATCGGCGGTTACACCGAGCAAATCCAGTGGCAGGAGCGGTTTTTCCTGCCCAACGACGAAGCTCAAGCAACTGCTGCACTGGCGAAGATACTGGAGAAGACGCCCGTGCTCCAAGAGTCGTCCTCCCCCACCACAGACGCCGCCATCGCCGCCCTTGACCGGCTTCAACAAGGCTTGGACGGCAAGACCTACTCCGACCCGTTTCTGCTCACGCCCATCGCCAAGCTGGCGCTGAAGCTGGCCAAGGCGCTGCTCCAGGCTGGCCGCACACTGGAAGTCGCCATCCGCGAGGCCATCGCCCAAGCCAAGGCGCAGATGCCCGGCGAGGTGGTGGACGAGGCACAACTGGCCACGGCCATGCGCGAGGGCATCTTCGCCATGGCCCCGGAGCCGGCTGCCCAAGCCGCGCCCTACACTGGCGAGACGAAGGAATCCAAGGCCATGCGGTTGCTGACCCCGATCCAATACCGCAGCACGACCGACGCGGAAAGCGAACAACTGGCCAAGGACTTCATTGACCGCGTGCATGGGGGTGATCTGCGCGAGGCATTGCGGGCCGCGCGCTATCCGGACCCGCTCTCTGGCATTGACGAGCGTTTCGCCGCATTCGTGGGCAGCGAGGTGATGAACCGGGCCACGGAGCTGGGCTTGGCCAACAACGATGCCGCGCTCATCAAGCTGGGGGGCGAGGCCAAGGAGTTCACCCAGGCCATTCTTTCCAAGGGCGCGCAAGCCACGCAGGCGGGCAACCGGATCAAGAACCGTTCCATGGCATCAGCCGCCGTGCTGGACCTGTGGGCGCGCAGCGTTGACCTGATTGACCAAGAGCTGGCCAAACGGTTCCCCGACGTGACCAGCCACAATATCAAGGCATGGCTGACCGAGGCGGGCCGGCAGGCGGTCAAGGAAATGGCCCAGACCATGACGCGCACCAACGCCGTCACCAGTCGCGTGCTGCGGATCGTGGGGCGCGACGCTGGCGTTGACTGGTCCACCTTGTTCACCAGCAGTGCGGCGAACCAGCTCCAGTGGCAGCGCGACCTGTTCAACCGCATCCGCGAGCATCCGAAGCTCCAGAACTTGAGCGAGGCGCAGGCCGCGGAACTGACCAACATCCTCACCGAAGCCTGGCAGCGCGAGCGGATGAAGATTTTCCGGCGCGAGTTCCGCAAGCAGGTGATTCTGCCCGAGGTGAAGCCCAGCGATGCAGCCAAGCTGGAAGCCGCCGTGCCGGAACTCATCAAGCAGTTGAACCTTGGCCTGCTCGAAAACGAGGCGTTCCGCAACGCGCTGGCCCCCCGCTACGGCAAGCAGCCGGTAACCCTGGCGGAAGCGCGGGAACTCCATGCCGAGGCGCAGGCGGCCCAAGCCAAACCGGTCGGGCTGCAACGCGAGCAGGCCATGCGCAGTGTCCTCGACAAGATGCGGTTGCGCTCTGGCATTCCCCGCTGGGAATACGTTCAGGGCTGGTGGTATGCATCCGTGCTGTCCGGCATGGGCACGCAGGGGCGCAACATCCTGGGCAACGCCAGCGTGCTCGCCGACAACATGCTCGCCTCGACGGCGCGGGACATTGCCAGCGGGCGCCCGCAGGCCACGTTGGCGCGGGTCGGGGCCATGCTGCGGGGGATGCGCGAGAACGTCACCAGCGGCGAGTTCGGGGCCATCTTCCTCGAAGGCAAGGTGTCCGCCCGTGAAGGCATGGACATCGCACAGGCCAGCAACGTGCTGGAGTTGGCGGCCAAGGAAGCGGGCGCATGGAAATGGGTGCTACGCAAAGGTCGCTACGTCACCCGCTTCATGCTGGCCGTAGACAGCTTCTTCTATGATGCCGCCGCCGAGGTGGCCGCCGTCAACGAGATCATCGCCAGGAACAAGACCGCGACGTGGCCCGAAGTGCAGCAGGAGATTTTCGACAAGCTCAACCTGTCCCCGGAAAAGCGCGCGGCAGCCGAGGCCAAGGCAAAAGCCGAGGGCGTGACGGGCCGGGACTTCAACCGGCGCGTGATCGAGATACTGGAGCAGGATCGCCCCAGCGAGATTCTGGACGCGCAGCACCGTTTCGCGCTGGAGGCCACACTCAACAACGAGCCGCAGGGCTTGCTTGGGTTGATTGCCAAGGCGACGCTCTCGGCGCGCAAGGCTTTCCCTCCGCTGGTGGCAGTCGTGCCGTTTGTCCGCATCTCCGCCAACGTCGGCAACCTGCTGCTCCAACACAGCCCGTTCGGCCTCTACTACACGCTGGCGAACTGGAGCAATCAGGGCCAGGGCTGGGAAGGCCGCCGCGGTGGCGCATGGTCGGGCAAACTCATTGGGATCCGCCCGGACCTGACGCCGGAGGAATATCAGCAGTTGCGCGCCAAGGTGTTTCTCAGCCATGCCGCACTGGTGATGCTGTTCGCCTGGGCGGCCAGTGAGTCGGACGAGGATGAGCCGCTGATGCAGGTGACTGGCTCCATGCAGGGCATCAACCCCGACAAGCGCCGGCAGTTGGAGGAGCAAGGCATTCGGCCCTACTCAATCAAGTTCGGGGGTCGCAGCTTTGATTACCGGCAGACGCCGTGGGCGGTGGCCTTTGCCACGGTCGGCAACTGGATGGATGGCCAGCGTTACGAGGACCAGTGGGACGAGAAGGCATGGCTGGTGAAAACCGCCAACGCGGCAGCCGGCGGCAAAATGGTCGTGCTGGATCAGAACTTCCTGAGCAACCTCATGGTGTTTCTCGACCGTGGCCCGCAGCTCGCCAAGGACCAGAACGCGAGCAAGCTGCTGGCGTTTGCTGGCCGCACCGTTGGCGGCGCAGTCCCGGCGATGGGCAAGGAGGTTGAATCTTGGTTCGCGCCGGACGTGCGCAAGGCGGTCACGTCATGGGATTACGTCCAGCGGGAGTTTCCGATCCTGCGGCAGTCCGTGGGTGTGCCCGTGGTGAACGTGCTGGGCGAACCGGTCCAACGCCCGCGCTATCCGTGGTCATGGCTGACCAGCGAGGCCAGTGAAGATCCCGTCTGGCAGGCCCTTGGCGAGAAGGCTCAGAAGGGTGTTTTCGTGCCAGTGCCAAGCGCGGCCGCCACGATCCTGCAAAACGGCAAGCGGGTGAAGATGACGCCGGAGCAGTTCGCCAAGTATCAGGCCGAGGTGGGCAAACTCTACCGGGCGAAGCTGACGCGCGATCTGGCGCGGTTCGAGCGCATGACACCCGAGCAGGCTGCGGAATACTTCAAGCGGGAGTTTGAACCGCTGCGGGAACAGGCGCGGATGCGGGTGCGATAAATTCCAGCGGACTCGGCACACTGCACCCCTCCGCGTGGCAGTAGTCAATCGTCGTCTCCACCTGCGAATGCCCCAGCGCCTCCTGCAACGCCTTCACGTTCACGCCCCGCGAACCGGCGCAGCCAAGACACATAATTGTCCTCAGTGGATAGGGATAAGTGCCTAAGCCTGAGAACATCCCGCATCTTTTGAACCGCTTCCTCGGTGGTCATAATAGACGACTGATAGGGTTAATGGGTCGCAGAATCCTTGTTAGACCAACTCGCTGCGCTCGGCTTCGAGTGCTTTGAGTTCTTCATCCAGTTCCTCTTTCTTCCAGTCGAGATGCTGGCGACGCGCATAGACCGTCAGATGCTTTTCCCATTCTTGCGCCGTGTGGTCATAGACATCTTGCTCCACATCCTCCATTATGAGTTCGGCGGCTTCCTTTGGTTTCGCGTAGCCGATTTCTTCGGCGAGCGGCTGGAACGCATCACGCCACGCCTTTTCGTATGCCTGCTTTGCGTCTGACACCGCTTTTGCGGCCGCTTTGATTGTGTCTTGGAGTTGTTGGTCTAACCCGTCAGTGCAGCCAGCAGCCGCCCCGCGTTTCCGTTTCGTTGGTTTCTTTTTGCTCATAAGTTTTTGGTGTCGTCCACGCTCGCCATCGGGCGGCTGTGGCTGACTTCTGTGTTCGGCTGGGACTCCCGATCAAAACAGCCTTCTCTTGGCAGCCGCCCGGTTCCGCCGCATGCCTTGCATTGCCCGGCGAGCGACATGGTTGCGAAGTCTTCAACGAACCCATTGCCGCCGCAGTCCACACAAACCAAGGCAGGCCGAACAAGTCGCTGGAGGTAACGCGGCTTCTTGCTCATGGGGTAAAATCCTTTCCTTCAGAAGTTGGGTGCGGTCGCGATAGTCGCGGAGCCGCGTCCCTCAGCTTGGCGTTCACCTTGCGCGGCGTGCGCAGAGGCTTTTCACGGAGCCAGCCCATCGCGGCGAGGACTCGGATGGTGTTCGCTGAGTCCCTGACGATGCAGGTTTTGATGTGGTTCGTCGGGTCAGGGTTGAGCGCCTTTTCATCCTTGCGGGTGCGGCGCTCGACGGCGCGAGCAAGTTTCTGTCGTTGTGAGAAGAGCATAGTCGGAAGAGGTGAACCAGTCGGTAGAGAGGAACGGCGACAATGAAGTCGGAGACATGCCGCGCCGCGCCTCCGCTGGGTCGTTACCTCCCGACCGCCTTGTCAACCCAAGCGCGACACGTAAGCGTTCGATCCACCTGGGATCGTTTAACTCCCGCCCGCCGCATCAACTGGCGCGTCGCTGCCACTGTCTTGCCGAGATAAATCGCCACATCAGCGGTCGTCCACCATGTCTTTGCCAGCACTTCATCGCGTGTCATTGATACAGAATGGATACCAAATAATACCCTGTCAACTTCTTTGTTGTAAGTATCCGCAGCGCGTTGTAAGTATCCGCATGACTAAAACTGCCCGACCCCGCCTGGCCAAGATACGCACCGATTCCGCCCCGATCTGCATCCGGTTGCCGTTGCAGCAGCTCGCGTGGTGTGAACAGGAGGCGGCGCGGCTTAATTACAGCCTGAACAAGTTCGTGTTGATGTCCCTGCGCGGCACACAGGAGATGATTGAAACGCCAGAAGGCAAATCCATGCGCGAACCGGAGCTGGTGGCGCTGGCCCGCTTCATTCGCAAGCCGGTGGTCGGCGATGTGGCAACTCGGAAAGGCTGACCATGGCAAACCTCTACAAACGCCCCCGCTCACCATTCTGGTGGGTGAGCTACACCACGGCTGATTCGCGCGTGAGGGTGTCCACTGGCATCCGCCACGAGGGCAAAAAACAACCGCCTGCGGCCGTGCTGGAAGTGCGACGCGCCATCGAGGAGCGGATCGCCAGAGAAAAGTTTGGCGCGGCCCCGATGCTGCAACATCGCCCGGTTGCGGATTATCTGTCAGCCCATCTGGCAAGTCTCCATGGAGTGCGCCCGAGCACCATCAAGCGGTATCGCTTCATGGTGGAATCATTCTGCCGATGGTCGGCCCAAGAGCAGGTCGGCAACGTGGCGAGCGTGACCTATCCCGTGGCGAAGCGTTACGTGGAGCACCGCCGCAATTCTGGCGTGGGGCCAGCCACCTTGCGCGCCGAGGTGCGGTTCCTGAATGCTGCGTGGGTCGAGGCCAAGAAGCTGCATCACACCGAATTCGAGGAGAACCCATGGCAGTTCAGCTTCAAGGTCGAGCGCCAGGAGCCGGACCCGTTTACCGATGCCGAGCTGGCGGCGATACTAGCCCAGCCCATGCCAGTCTGGCTACGGCTGGCCGTGGACATCGCCCGTTACACTGGCGCGCGGATCTCCAGCATCAAAGGACTGCGCTGGGAGGATGTGACCCCCGAGGCCATCCGGTTCCGCATGAGCAAGACCACTGCCTTCACCGTGCCAGTGCATCCCCGACTGCTGGCTATCCTGAACCCCATGCCGGCCAGTGGGGCGGTTCTGCCTGAGTCAGTGCTGGCCAAGACCGATGGCTACATCAGCCAGATGTTCAAGCTGGTATGCCAGCGGGCCGGGGTGCCTCGTGGACACTTCCACCTGTTCCGCCACACCTTCGTCAGCCGACTGGCGCTGGCCGGCGTCGAACAGCGCGTAACCCAACTGCTGGCGAACCACAAGAGCGGCGACGTGCACCGGCACTACACCCACTCCAACGCCGCGGCACTCGCGCCGCACTTGGAGCGCCTGACCTATCCCGAGTGTGCCAGTGGTGTGCCGCAGCCGACTGTTTCCGTGTCTGATTAGTATTCGTCTGAATTCATTCGGATTCACGACGGCTTCATTTGTGCTGCGTGCGCTGGAGTGAGTTACGCAAAACAGGCCGTTTTGGGCGGCATCCAGAGAATGATCCCCCTGTTCCAGTCGGTCATGGGGAAGGGCGTGAAATCAACGACTTACAACGGAAGTGTGCCAGCGGTGTAACTGTGTGTCTGTTTGTGCAACCGCGAGCGTTGTGGCACGGTGGCGGGTGATCCACCACCGCACAATAGTATGAACAGGAAAACACTCAATCGCATCATCAATGAGGCAATTCGCCAAGCCGTTCAAGACGGGCTTTTCGCTCCTCAATCTCTTGCATCAACACCGCACGCGCGGCCCCGCCAAGGTGCCGACGCAGCGCCTCGTTTATCCGCTTGGTCTTGGTCCCGCGCGGTCCGCGAATCATCCGCAGCGCCGCCTCAACATCAGGCTCGGCCTGAAAAGTGAACACTTTAGTTTTTCGCTTTTTTACAACAGCCATAGGGCAACTTCACCTGATTGTAATACACTTGCAAGCGGCGTTGTGTTTTTTTTCTTGGCGTGTATTACACCAGTATTACAGTTGTCCGGCAATGAAACGTGACATTCGCAGTTTCGTGGCGAAGCCGGATGTGGCCTCGCTGCTGGAGAAGGAGATGGTGCGGCGCGTCGGTCGTCGCGGAAACCGGCGCGGCTTGCTTGGCCGCATCATCAACGAGGCGCTGCGCAGCCAGCTTGCTTATCTCAAGGGAAAGCGCGAGGCATGACCGCCATCACCCCCATGCCCATGGTCGTCGCCCGGTGGGTGGCGTTGCTGCCAAACGGCAGTCGGTTGTCGGGCACCGTCGAGATGCCGGATTGTGACGGGGCGCTGGAGCTGGCGCATCGCGCGCTGGTCGAGGGCTTGCAGTCGCGCGGAATCAAGGCAGCAAAGGCCATCATCGTGTGGAGGTTGCCATGAACGACTTCGACGCTGGCATGATCGCGGGCAGCCTTATTACGGGCGTGGTGGCTACCATGTTATGGCTCCTGCGCAATCGGGTGCAGGGCCGGATGAACAAGCTGCCGGTCAACGAGGACTGGCCAGAGGGAGGCCCGCGATGATCGACCGGGCATTGGGTTGGGATTATCCGGCGGGGGCCGAGCACGATCCGCGTGCGCCGTGGAACGAGCAGGAGGAAAGCGACGCGGATCGCCGCCAGCGGATTGACGCTGAACGCATGGACAGGGCGTGGGACAAAATCAAAGACGAAGCATGAACGACATACAAAAGCTCATTGAGTTGCTCCAGCACCACCCCGATGCAAGTCGGCCGGCTGGCGATGGCGACAAGGCCCGCGCGGTTGGATTGCAGTCGGTGCAGGTTTTTGCCACGGGTGAACTGCGCATCCTCTGGCATTGGGGCGCCATTAGTTTCGGTCCCGATGAGGTGGAACGGTTCAACGCTTATCTGCGTCATGAAGGTTGATCCGACAACCAAACTGTGCCCGTGCGGGCGGCAGGCGGTGCGTAAAACTGCCGGCATATTTACGTGCCAGCGGTGCATTGACTGGGATGCCGCGATCTATGGCACCAGCGAATCGCGTGGTGTCGCCGGCATCCGTCGGTTTTTGAAGCGCGGCCAGGCTCCGGTCATGGAGGAAGCCGAGGTGTTCGCGTGAAACTGCCAGCCCTGCAACCGCTGAAGACCAAGCTGCCCGATCTGGCCGGCAAGCTGCCGCGCATCATCGTGGACACGCGCGAGCAGACGCCGCTGGTGTTCACGCGGCTGGCCAGTGAGGTATCCGGTTTGACGACAGGCGACTACTCGTTCAGCGGTGGCGAAACCTACATGGCCGTCGAGCGCAAAAGCGTGGCCGACCTCGTGGGCTGCTGCATGGGCGTGGACCGGGCGCGGTTCGAGCGCGAGCTGCACCGCCTGCGCGGCTTCAAGTTCAAGCGGTTGCTGGTCATTGGCACGGCGGCGGAGATTGCCAGTCACCAGTATCGGAGCCGCATCGAGCCGGATGCGGTGCTGGGCACGCTGGCGGCGCTCGAAGTGCGGTATGAGGTGCCGGTCGTGTTCGCACCGACGCCAGAGGACGGGGCCGAGTGGGTGGAGCATTGGGCCTGCTGGTGTGCGCGCGAGATCATCACCGAGGCGAACCATTTGGCGAGGAGGATGAATCATGAAGAATTGGCTTAGAAAACTGTGCGGGTGCCAGGTTGGCTGGGCGTGGAGCGGGCGATGGGGAGACTTTGATTTCTCCCGGCCGTCCAGTGCGCTGCGTTGGCGGTTGTGCTGCGCATGGGAACGGCTTGAGCACATGCCAGCAAGGTTTTGCTGGCGGCTGGCCGACCTGCTTTCCAAGTGCGCGCACCGCTTGCGGGGTGCCAAGACATACGATCTGGGCTGGGGGATGCGCGGCAACCGGGCAGCGCATTTGGAATGCCGCATCAGGTTTGCTCTCTTGCCAGCACCGCAAAACATGGATGCCGACACCCACCAGCAGATTTTGGATGACGTTACTGAACTGGCCAAGATGGCGCGAGAAACATGGTGGCACCAATGATTACCGCCAACGACATCCGCGCGTGTGCCGATTACATGATGGAGGCAGGCGCGCCTGAACCAAAAGAGGACGTGTTGTTTGTGACCTCGTGCCGGGGTTTGCCACACTTCAACTACCTGAAGACGTGGAACGAAATGAACGGCACCCCGTGGCGGCTGACCATCACGCTGCCCTACCTCTGGCACCACACGCCGGACAACCAACCGCAGGACGTGGAGGTGTCGTTGGCTGCTTGCCGTCGAAACGAGCGCATCCTTGGGGCCATCAAGCGTGCCAGCATCGTCATCTACGAGCACCACGAGAACTACGGGATGTTCAACACGGCCATGTCTTGCGGCGAGACGCTTTGGCCTTTAACGAGGAAAGCGGGAAGCCCGCTGCCGATAAAACTGCCAGGGTGGAACAACCATTTCATTCTGGCCAAGGACCGACCAGTGGAGCCGCTCAACGCCGAGTTGTTGGCCCTGCACGGACACCATGAGTTGAACACCTTCGTGCGCAACTGTGAGCGCACCAGCTTTGGCGACTTCGCCGGCTGGTTCCTGCGCCACTGGCGTTCCCGCCGCCTGTTCTGGACGCACAACCATCCGACCAACCTCTACACGCTGGAGCTGTTCCAACGCATGAACGAGAAGTTCCTGCATCTGAACCTGACCGCCGACTTCTGGAATGCCGTGCGCGGCATGGACCTGTTCCAAGAGAATCACACGGAAGTGACCGACATGGACGTGGACGCCTACGGCATTGCGTGGAGATAACCCTTTTCCGGCACGGAGCCGGAACCGCGAGCCGACGGCAAACCTCGGCCAGAAAGCAGAGACAATAGTATGCCTAAGATTGGAGAGATGAAGAACAGCCGGTTCCTGACCCAGCATGACGTGGGTGAGAATGGCCGGGTCGTGACCGTGGCGAGCGTTGATCAGCAGAACGTCGCGCCTGAGAACCAGCCCAAAGAACTCAAGTGGGTCATGCACTTCGAGGAGGAGTGGGCCAAGCCGCTCGTGCTGAACCGGGTCAACACCGAACTGGCGGCCAAGGTGCTCAAGTCCGATGACACGGACGACTGGGCTGGCAAGCAGCTCGTGGCCTACCAAGACCCCACCATCAACTACGGTGGCAAGGTCATTGGCGGCATCCGCTTGCGCGCGGTTAAGCCGGGCGACAAGGGCGACGCTGGCCATGAGCCTGAATCGCCCAAGGCCAGCCCGGCCGACGCCATCAACGCCGACAACTACGGCGATGTGAAGGTCCACGTCGGCAAGTGCAAGGGCCAGGCGTTGCGTGACCTGACGCCGGAGCAGTTGACGGCCATCGTGACCAACTGGCTGCCGGCGGCGAAGGCCAACAGCAAGCCCACGGCGGACGACCAGCGGCTCATCAAGGCGCTGGAACTGGCGACGGCTCCCAAGCAGAACGACGACAACGTGAACTTCTGATATGAGCACTCCGCAAAAGAAGTCCGACACCAAGAAGTGCAAGCGGTGGCTGCGCGTGCAGCAGAAGGAGGCCAACCCCAATGAATAGTTTCCCACAACCGCAGTGTGACGCTGTGCCGGTTGCGCGTCGCCGCATTGGCAAAGTGGATTATGCAGTCATGTCCACCGGAAGCCTTGTTCGCCATCGGCCGCTCAGGCCGTGGAACTCCAAGGCGGAACGCAAACTGGTGCTCAAGCAGCGCCGTGAGGAAAGGAGCCAGCCATGACCTCCATTATCTTCGACATCGAGACTGGCCCGCTGCCAGACATCAAGCTCGACGCGCTCATGCCCGAGTTCGAGCCGGCAGCGAACCTGAAAGACCCGGACAAGATCGCGGCGGACATCGCCAAGAAGAAAGCCAAGTTCAAGGAAGACGCGGCATTGTCGCCCCTCACGGGTCGCGTGCTGGCCGTGGGTTTCCAGCCGGACTTTGGCGATCCTCCGCTGATTCTGTGCGATGACGACGAGGCCAAGCTGCTCGACTCGGTGTGGCGACACTTCCGCACCGCCGGGGGCACGCGCCGGCCCACGTTTGTGGGTTTCAACATCCTTGGGTTTGACCTGCCCTTCCTTGTGAAGCGGTCGTGGGTCAACGGCGTGGAGATCCCGCCCAACGTGCGCCAAGGGCGTTACTGGGCCGACTGGTTCGTGGACCTGCGCGAAATCTGGCAGCTCGGGGACCGGCAGGCTGCCGGCAGCCTGGACGCCATCTGTCGCGCCCTCGGGCTGGGCGAGAAGAACGGGAGCGGGGCGGACTTCGCCCGGCTCTGGAAGGAGGACCGCGAGCAGGCCGTGAAGTATCTGCTCAACGACCTCGACCTTACGGCCAGGCTGGCGGCGCGGCTGCTGCCCATGGCCAAGTAGTATCCGGTTGAAACCACAAGTATTCCCTCCCGCCGTGCGCGGACACAACCATGCAGAATCACGCCGTAGTAACGATTGATGCTGCGTCCGTGCCGCCGCCTGTCGCGGCAACGGCGGGAGGGTTTTACTATAACGAGAATGACCCCAAGGCGGCCGCGTGGCTGCGCGAGCTTATCCGCCAAGGTCATATCCCGAACGGAAACGTGGATGAGCGCAGCATTGTGGAGGTGAAGCCAAGTGAACTCACAGCTTACATTCAGTGCCATTTCTTCGCCGGAATCGGCGGGTGGCCTTACGCGCTTGCCCTCGCAGGCTGGCCAGTTGATCGCCCCGTCTGGACCGGAAGCTGCCCGTGCCAGCCTTTCAGCGCCGCTGGCAAAGGACTTGGCACCGCCGACGAGCGACACCTGTGGCCGGTCTTCGCCAACCTCATCCGCCAGTGCCAGCCTCCAACAATCTTTGGCGAGCAGGTTGCGAGCAAAGCTGGGCGTGAATGGCTCGCCGGAGTATTCGCTGACTTGGAAGGAATGGGCTATCAGCGGGCAGGAGCCGATCTGTGCGCTGCGAGCGTCGGCGCGCCCCACATCCGGCAGAGATTGTTCTGGGTGGCCAACGCCGCGAGCGGAAGACTCGGAGTTCAGCGGCGAGAGAGTGAGCCGGGGAAGGTGCGACACGCTCACAGCGGTGACAAGGCTGACCGGCTGGACATCCCCGATAGCCAGCGAAGCACGCCAAGGATTTCAGGACCGCAGGCGGGGCATGAAGGGGACACAAGAATCGCTGACCACGCAGGCGATTCTGCATCTACCCCCCCCCATTTACTTCACCTGCGGATGGGTTACGCCGAGTTCACGCGACTGGAAGGACACTCCCGGCATGAGCACGACGGGGACCAATCCAGACGGAACGACGCGCGAGCGGAACGACCAGCTACCCCGGCAGGCAGCCTTAGCGCATGGGGAAACGCCGACGTGCTCTGGTGCCGAGACAACAAAGCGCGGCGCGTTGAATCCGGCACATTCCCGCTGGCTCATGGGATACCCGGCCGCGTGGGACTCCTGCGGGGCTACGGCAATGCAATCGTGCCGCAAGTCGCGCAAGCCTTCATCGAAGCCTTCCTAGCCTGCCATGACTGACTTCCTCACCCTCGCCGACTCTGGCGTGAATATCTTCCTCACCGGGCAAGCCGGCACGGGCAAGTCCACGCTGTTGCGCCAGTGGCTTGAGGCGGGCGGCCGGGATGCGGATGTCGTCGCGCCCACGGGCATTGCGGCGCTCAACGTCAAGGGCATGACGCTGCACCGCTGGGCGGGCATTGGCCTCGGGCCGCAGCCGGGCGAGAGCCTGGACGAGTTCGCCGACCATCTGGACGAGTCAGGCAGCCGGTCGGTGCGCGAAGCTCGCCAGAGGATTCGCCAGTGTCGCGCGCTGGTGATTGACGAGGTTTCGATGCTGCCGGGCCGGCTCATGGACTTCCTCGACCTGTGGCTGCGGCGGTGCCGGGACCGGATTGCGCCGTTTGGCGGCATCCATATCATTGCCACGGGCGATTTCCTGCAACTGCCGCCCGTGCGCCGGGATATGCAGACGCCACACGACTGGGCTTTCGCCAGCGAATCGTGGCAGCGGGCCAGCTTCCAGACGGTCAGGCTCACCAAGGTCTGGCGACAGGACGAGCCGGAGCTTTTATCCGCACTCAACGACGTGCGCCGGGGCCGACTCACGCCGGCATCGCGCGCCACGCTGGCGGCCTGCGTGCGGATGTTCCCGCCGGCCACACTCACGCGCCTCTGCACCCACAACCGGGACGTGGACAAGGTGAACCGCGCCATGCTGGACGATCTGCCGGGGCCGGAGCGGACCTATACCGCTGAGTTCACGCCGCCGGGCGATGACCGGGTGCGGGAATGGTTCACCAAGAACAGCATCACGCCGCTGGAATTGAGCCTGCGCGCGGGTGCGCGGGTCATGTTCACGGTCAACGACGCTCAGGGCCGGTTCGTGAACGGGACCACGGGCAAGGTCGTGCGCATGTCGCCGTTCAGCGTGGACGTGGAGACAGATGACGGCGCGCTCGTGGGTGTGGATCAGTTCGAGTGGAACCAGAGTCCGCGCGACCGCCGCGGGCCGACGATGAGGCAGCTTCCGCTGCGCCTCGCCTACGCCATGACCATCCACAAGGCGCAGGGCACGACGCTGGCAGGTGCCTACATTGACATCCGGGCGGCGCTGGAGGTTGGGCAGACTTACGTTGCGCTCAGTCGCGTGAAATCCCTGTCTGGACTTTGGTTGAAGGCGTCTCCCAAATTC